GCAAGCACCTCGCTATGTTCCGCGCCACAACGACGCCGCAGTAGCTCAGGGGTAGAGCAACTGATTCGTAATCAGTAGGTCCGGGGTTCAAATCCCTGTTGCGGCACCAGTTTCTAAGGCCCTGAAAGCAAACAGCTTTCGGGGCCTTTTCATTTCCGGCGGATGCCGCGTTTTCCCACCTGCAAAATCTGTGTTTTCCCACTTGCCTGTTTTCGACGTTCCGGCGGCGTTCCGGGATGTTCTGCTCAAGGTTGCGCTTTTCGTCCCTTATGGCGTTTCCTCTGCGCAGCCGCCGCCATGCGATCATCGGGCCGAACATAGACGGCGACCACGCCACGCGACCGATGCCCCGTCACCGCTCGGATCTCGTCATCGGTGGCGCCGGCTGCGCCCAGCTCGGTGGCGGCGGTGCGGCGCAGGTCGCGGAACTGAAGCTCCGCCGGCAGCTGGGCGAGCGCACGGATCCGGGCGAACTCATGGCCGAAGTGGAATTTCTGGTACGGCCGGCCAGTCGCCTCGCTGACGATCACCTGCACGGCGTCGCGCTTCACCTTCCCCAGCAGCGTCTGCATCGACGGCGTCACCGGCACGCGCAGGGCATGCTTGGTCTTGCCCTGCACCAGGCTGAAGGCTGTACCGTCATAATCCGACCATTTCAGCGCCAGGATGTCCCCCTGCCGCTGGCCAATGTCGAGCGCCAGCCGAACCGCGAGCGCCAGTGACTCCCGGCCGGCCTCGATGGCGGCGGCGCAGAAGGTCTCGACCTGATCCGGTGTCCACAGCTGCGTCCGGGCCTGCGTGCCGATCAGCCTCATACCGTCCGCCGGCGACACGTCGATCATGCCGCGGTCGCAGGCATGACCCAGCAGGATGCGCCAGACCCGCATCACCGCGTTGGCGGTGGCGAGGCCGGATTTCTTCTGCACCGCCTCATAGCCCGTTACCAGCCACGCCCTGGTGATGCTGGCCACCAGCTTGTTGCCGGCCACCTTTTCGATCCGGTTCAGCAGGAGCCGGTATTCGTGCTTTGTCTTCGGCGCCAGCTTGGCGTGCTGCGGGGAGGCCTGATACTTCGTGATGAGGTCGGCCACGCTGTTCGGCAGGATCGCGGGCTGGAGGCCGGTGCGGCGGACGCGCTCGGCCTCGACCTCCGCGTTCAGCTCGCGAGCGCGGGCAATCGCCTTGTCCGTATCATCGCCCAGCGCTTCGTCGCTGAAGCCCAGCGCCTTGACGGCCGGGGTGGTGCGCCAATACCAGCGCCCAGCCACCCGCTTCATGCGCAGGACCGTCAACTCCACCTTGCCCATTCGTCAGCGCCCGCCGTCCCTGTCGTGGATGAGTGTTGCACAAGCCCGCTGCGTTCGTCCTGCCGTCTGTCCAGCAGCAGTCGGTCCCACAGCAGGCGGGCGGTGCGCCGGCCTGCGCCGCCCCGGCGTTCAGGCTCCGGCCAGCGTCCTTCCTCGACTTCCTTGGCGAACTGGCCGGGCGACACGCCGACATAGCGCGCCGCCTGGTCGCGGCTGAGCAGGCGCGGCCAGTACGGCAAGCCTTCGAGGTCAGAGACTCGGGCGGCCAAGGCTCACCTCCATCCGGCAAATGGCGACGATCACGTCGGGCCCCCCGTTTGCGGGTCGGCCAACGGGACGGCCGGCAGCCCCCGTGTCGGCCCGCCATGCGCCAGCAGGTAGGCGATGGGGGAGGGCACTGCGACCACCAGCACCGGGAAGACGGCGCGCGGGTAATGAGCGGGGATATCCACGCTGTAGACGCCGGGGGGTGAGGATGTCGCAGACGACCGGCACCTCGCCCACGGCGAGGATGACCAGCCGTTCGCCTTGTCGGAACTGGATCCGGCAGACGTCGGCCGGACTGTCGAACCGCGCCGCGTGGCACACCCGCCAGTCGGTTGCCTCAAGGGTGGCGATCACAGCGGTTCCTCCCATGCCAGTCCAGCGCAGTCGCGTTTCAATTGGCGACGAACCCGCGCCCATATGGCCGCGGCGCTTCCCCCAGGAACTCCAGCACCGCCTCCGGCGCCGTGTAGGTTTGCAGGAACAGCCGCACCATCGCCGTCAGCGGCAGATCGGTGGCGTGGAACCGGTCATGCACCGCGCTGACCAGCACGTCGCGGTTCGCGTAGCCCTCCAGCTCGGCAATGTGGTCGAGCAGCAGCCAGGACGTCACGTCCAGCCGCATCGAGGTCCGGTGCGAGATCCGGCGGTTGGCGATCACCACGTTGTAGGTGACCAGCGGCGTCGCCCCGTCCTTCGGCAGCGCCGGCGCCATGTGGCGCAGCGTGCGCTCCATCTTCCCGGACAGATTGCCGAAGCTTCGGTCCATCGCGACGTTCTGCGGTCCGTCCCTGCGTTGTAACGGGACCTTGATCGCTCCCTTCATCGGTCGCACTCCAACAGCGCCTGCATCCAAGGGTGCTGGCGTTCACGCCATACCCTGTATTAGGATGGGCGGTATACCGTGATTTCGTCAATGACAAAAATCACGGTAAAGCGACCATTCTGAAGCCTCGCCGGGCGCCACCCGGCGGGATCGCCTTCGCCGCCGACCGCCATCTCGCAACTTGTGGAAACTGGTTGAGAAACGATGCAACTATTTCTTTTGCCCAGGCGGGGCGGTGCCATAGGATGCCGCGGCCTCGCGCCTTCCCATCCAGGAGGGCGGAGGCAGGGAGACGCCATCTCCCCACCCACGCGGCTGCCAACCGCATCGATGAGCCGTGCTGAGCCGGGGCGCGCACCCGTGCCCAGCCGCACACCTGTCCGCCTACCGGGGCCGGCCCCGGTAGAGTGTTGATTTATGGGGGGTTGGCGGTGCCGAACACACCGAAGAACGAAAAGACCGAAGACTTATCGCATCGCAAGGCGCGCGAGGATCGCGCGGTCGAGCTGGTGATGCAGCTGTGCCGCCGCGAGGGCGCGGACAAGATCCTGCCGCTGATCGATCGCTGGATCAGGATGAGGCGCAGTCGCGAGGCTCGCTGCGCCGCTCAAGAACCCGGATCAGGGCATCGAAATCCTCGGTAGACCATGAGCGGAAGGTCCGGCGGGTCTTCACCTGCATTTCCCAATCGGGATCGCCATAGGCCAGCAGCTCGGCCAGCGACAGGCCGGCGCCTTCCGCAAGCTTGGTCAGGGTGTCGATGGTGCTGTTCGCGCCATTGAACGCGTCCAGGACCGTTGTGGCTGGCAGCTTCGACAGGCCGGCCCAATGGTTCTTGGACCGCAGACGCTCCTTGTGCGTCTGAAGAACACGATTGAGTGCTGCGGCGATGTCGGTCTTGGACGGCGTGTGCATGCCGGCATTATGCGGACCCCGTGCAAAAGCGCGAGAACGCTGTGCCGATGAATCTATCTCGTGCAGCACTGATGAGCCCCCTTGACATCCACGGTATAGCGTTGAATCCTGATGGGCATGAAGCACGTCATGCACATCGATGCCTCGATTCATCGGATCTGCGCCTTCGCCCGGCATCAGGGCTGGAGTGCGGAGTCATTCGGCCGAGCCGCCGCCGTGCCGCCCAGCACCGTGCGTGACGTACTCCGCCAGGAAGGCAACCCCACCGCCACGACCCTGCGGGCCATGGAAGCGGTGATTCCCCACGATTTCATGACCGATCCCGTCGCGCTGGCCAGCAGCGGCCTTTGCGCGCCGATCCTGGGAAGGCCGCGCAAAAAGAGGCGGACATGAACAGGGAGATCCGGCAAGGCCCCACACCCTCGGTTGTTTCGGCGGGAAGCATCGCTCGCACTGAGCGACTGCGCAACCCCGAAGCTCCGGCTTGGGCGCGACTCTGTCCCATCGCCGAATCAGGCGCCGGCCGCCCGGCCCGGTCAATCGGGAGCGTCCCGAGTCCGGCCAGCCGCCGCCACAGCCACCGATCCGCCGGGTTCCTTGTCCGTACCGGCGGAGCAGCCGCGACCGGAGTCGCCATCCGACTCCGGCCGCTTTCCCTGCCTGGGGCCGGTTATGCCCCCCGCTGACCCGGCCCTCACCGACGCGCAGCGCGCCGTCCTGGCCGCCTGGCCAGCCTTCGAGGCCGCCGCCGCCGTGACATGGTGCAGCGTCGACCGCCTGGTGCGGACGCTCTGCCACTGCGACTCCCTCGCCGATCTGCCCGACGACGACGCGGCCAAGCTGCTGGCGCTGATGCAGCGCGCCACCGACCGCCTGCATGGCTTGCGGCCGGCATCCCCGCAGCGGGGATCCGCATGATCGGGCGCCGCCCGACAGCCAGCTCATCTTCGGATCCCAGATCTATCCAGAAAACCAACGGCTTCCACCGAGAGGCCCGCCCGTTGACCCGCCATCGCGCCGGCTGCGCCATGGCGCGCGGCCCGCCGTGCGTCCGCTCGACGGTCGCCAGTCAGCCGCCCCCATCGACTTTGAAGACCGCGCCGCTTTCGGCCGCCAGACGGCCGGAAGCGATGCGCGTCTTCACCCCCTGACGCCGGGCGCCCCCGCGCCGGTGAACCCTGGAGCTTTGCCAGATGGCATCGCCACGCGCGCCGCCCTGACCGGCGCCGGCTTCTCCCCGTAAGCCCCCGTCATCCGGTGCCCAGCGTCCGCCCTTGCCGGTGGCCGCGCCGCACCCGTCCTGTCCCCACCGTTGCGCGCCCGCGCGGCGGTGAACGCCGGAGCCTTGCCGTGAATCCGCGCGCCCCGCCCTGAGACGGGACGGCCCCGCCGAGGCCGCCCCGCTAGGACCGCAATCATCGCCAATGCCCCATGCCCCTGCCGTGCCCACGGCGGGAACGCGGCGATGCGTGTCCGGAGGGTATCAGAAATCAGGATTAAAATCCGCTGTTCCTTGCAGCCACGGAGTCGTGCGCCCGCAGGGAGCCGCATTACCACCGGCCGGCCGCCGCGCCGCCGGGGAGGTGCCCCCCATGTCCTCGCCATCTGCCTTGACCACCCCCGCAACCCCCGTCGCCAAACCGCAAGTCGCCTTCCGCGAGACCGTCGGCCGCTTCCGCTGCGCCGTTCTGGCCTGCCCGGCGCTGAAGCCGCGCGACAAGCTGGTCGCCCTGGTGATGCTGGAGCGCGTCAACCGCCAGATGTTCGAGGCGCTGGGCCTGCTGCTGACCTGGACCGGGGTGGAGGCGGTGGCGCGTCTCTGCGCCCTGTCCACCCGCGATGTGGAGCGGGCGCGCAGCGCGCTGCTGGCCGCCGGCGTCATCGTCCGCAACCGCGCCGGCGGCCGGGGCCAGCCCACCCGCATGCGCCTGTGCCTGGACTGGCTGGAGCGCGAGGACGGCCCGGCCGGCGACGCCCCCGATCCGTCCGACGATCCATCACCCGACAGCGGTGTCGGCGACACGGGAGTCGGCCAAAGTGCCGAACGCCCGCCAACCGCCCCCGGAACGCCCGCCGGAACCGGCCTTCATCGCCCGACACCGGTGTCGGCCAAACCCTGTGATAAAACCCGTGAACCCCCGCGCGCGAGCCCACACGCGAGCGCCGGCACCAGCCCGCCGCCATCAGCCGCCGACATCGAGCGCGACGGCCACTCCCGAATCGCCCGCCGGATCGGTGCCGTCCAGCATGCGACGTGGTTCCGGGGATGCAGGCTTGGGCTATCCGGGGATCGTAGGCTGACCCTCACCGCGCCGAATCGCTGCGTCGCCGACCGGATTCGGGCGGCTTATGAGCTGGAGCTGCTGCGGCTGTTCCATGTCGAGGCGGTGGACATCACTGTCGTCGTTCCGCCGGTTGCCGCCGATTCGGCCTTCCGTCTGATCGAGGGGAGGGCCTGAGCCATGCCCGTCCAGCCCGGCACCCTGTCCCGCCGCCGGCCCGACCGGCAGTTCAGCCTGGATCTTGGCGATCCGCCCTACACCGCGCGCCACAGGCCGGCCGGTGTCCAGCGTGAGGACGAGCGGCTTTACCGCGCGGTGAGGGCACTGCGGTTGGCGGGTAGAAAGGTCTACCGAGCCGGAGCCTTGCACCGTGTCGACGAACGCCTGCTAACGACGAATGAATTGATAATTCTGGAGAATGCACAGCGAAACGGAGGTTGTTATCGGTGTAGAAAATACTAAAGGGTGTGCCATTCGTATCGTTCACAACTGTTCGCGATGACATGCGCCGGAACTCCCCTATAAATTCCGGGGAAAAGTTGAGCGCAAGGGTGTGAAATGCACGCATTATCAGCTGTGCCTCCTTCGAACCACGCCGTCGAGTTCATCCGGAAATGGAAGGCTGTCGAGCTGAAGGAGCGTTCGGCCGCGCAGTCGCACTTCATCGACCTCTGTCAGCTTCTGGGCGAAAAGACGCCCACCGACGCCGATCCCAAGGGCGCGTGGTACTGCTTCGAGCGCGGCGCCACCAAGACCAGCGGGGGCGAGGGCTGGGCCGACGTCTGGAAGCGTGAGCATTTCGGCTGGGAGTACAAGGGCAAGCGCAAGGATCTGGATGCGGCCTTCGAGCAGCTCCAGCGCTACGCCCTTGCCCTCGAAAATCCGCCTCTGCTGATCGTGTCCGACATGGACCGGTTCCGCATCCATACGAACTGGACCAACACGGTCAGCCGGCGGATCGACCTGACGCTCGACGATCTGGCGGATCCCCAGGCTCTCCAGACGCTGAAATGGGCATTCGCCCAGCCCGACAAGTTGAAGCCCGGCCTGACCCGCGAGGCGCTGACCCGCGACGCCGCCCGGCGCTTCGCCACGTTGGCCCAGGCGCTAAGGGCGCGCGGCCACGAGCCGATGGCCGTCGCCCAGTTCATCAACCGCCTGATCTTCTGCATGTTCGCCGAGGATTGCGACCTGCTGCCCAACAAGCTGTTCAGCCGCATGCTGGACGTCGCGGTCGGTGAGCCACAGCGTTTTGTAGCCATGACGCGCGAGTTGTTCGCCGCCATGCGGTCGGGCGGTTCGGCCGGGTGGGAGACGGTGCGCTGGTTCAATGGCGGCCTGTTCAAGGATGACCGGGCTATCCCCCTCACCGCTGCCGAGATTGCCGGGCTGGGGGAAGCTGCCCGCCTGGATTGGTCCGGCATCGACCCCAGTGTCTTCGGCACCCTGTTCGAGGGCGGCCTCGATCCCGACAAGCGCAGTCAGCTCGGCGCCCACTACACCGACGCGGACAAGATCCGCATGATCGTCAAGCCGGTGGTCGAGCAGCCCCTGCTACGAGAATGGGAGGTTGAGAAGGAGCGCATCGCCGCCGCCCAGACCCGGGCAGCCAAGGCGGGCTCGCTGTCGGCGCGGAATAAGGCGCACAACGAGGCCGAGCGCATCCTCCGTACCTTCCTGAACCGCCTGCGGCAATTCCGTCTGCTGGATCCCGCCTGCGGCAGCGGAAACTTTCTCTATCTCGGCCTGATCGTCCTCAAGGATTTGGAGCACCGCGTCGGCATCGAGGCCGAGGCGATGGGCCTCCAGCGGGAATTCCCCCAGGTCGGGCCCGAGGCTGTCCTCGGCCTGGAAATCAACCCCTACGCCGCCGAGCTGGCGCGGGTGTCGGTCTGGATCGGAAACATCCAGTGGATGCAGCGCAACGGCTTTGGCATCAACCAGGATCCGATCCTGCGGACCCTGGACAACATCCGCATCCAGGACGCGGTGCTGGCGCCGGACGGCAGCGAGCCGGAATGGCCGGCGGCCGACGTGATCGTCGGCAACCCCCCGTTCCTGGGGGACAAGATGATGCGGGACCGGTTGGGCGACGATTACGTGACCCGCCTGCGCGGACTGTACCAGGGCCGTGTTCCCGGCGGCGCCGATCTGGTGTGCTACTGGTTCGAGAAGGCTCGCGCGTGGTCGCTCGACGACGACGCAAGGGCGGGTGGCACGGAGCGGCGAGCCGGGCTTGTCGCCACCAACTCCATTCGCAACGGCGCAAACCGTGTCGTGCTGGATCGCATCCTTGAACAGGGCGACATCATCGAGGCGTGGTCCGACGAGCCCTGGGTCCTCGATGGCGCGGCCGTGCGTGTGTCTCTGGTGTGCTTCGGAGCAAGGGCACTGGAGGAGCGCCCGGTTCTGGATGGGCACCCGGTGTCCCGTATCCACGCCGATCTGACGGCAGGCATGGCGGACCTGACCCAGGCCAAGCCGCTCGCTGAAAACCTGGGCGTCGCCTTGCAAGGCATCACGAAGGGGGGAGCCTTCGATGTGGACGGCGAACTGGCGCGACACTGGCTCACCCTGCCGCTGAACCCCAACGGACGCCCGAACGCCGACGTCGTCCGCCCGCTCCGCAACGGCGACGACGTGACCGGCCGGATCCGGGACCGCTGGATCGTCGATTTCGGGGACATGCGCGAAGAGGACGCCGCACTCTATGAGGCCCCGTTCCGTCACATCGAGGAGCATGTCCGCCCGGCCCGTCTGCTGGTGAACCGGGAACGGCGGCGGCGCCTGTGGTGGCAGTTCAACGAGTGCGCTCCTGGCCTGCGCGGGGCGATCCGGACGCTGGAGCGCTTCATCGTCACCCCGGAAGTGTCCAAGCACCGTGTCTTCGTCTGGTGCGATCCGGCAACCGTCATCGACAAGAACCTGGTCGTGATCGCGCGGGATGACGATGTGACGTTCGGCATCCTGCACAGCCGCTTTCACGCGGCTTGGGCGCTTCGGCTGGGGACGAGCCTGGAGGATCGGCCAAGATACACGTCGTCGACGACGTTCCGGACCTTTCCGTTTCCCGATGGGCTGACCCCGGATCGTCCGGCATCGGCCTATGAGAACGATCCCCGCGCCCTGGCGATTTCGGCAGCCGCCCGTCGCTTGAACGGGCTGCGCGAGAACTGGCTCAACCCGGCCGATCAGGTGACGCGGGTTGGGGAAATCGTGCCCGGTTTCCCCGATCGCATCATGCCCAAGGACGCCCAGGCGGCGGCAATTCTGAAGAAGCGGACGCTGACCAACCTCTACAACGAACGCCCGGCCTGGTTGGCGAACGCGCATCGTGACCTCGATGCGGCGGTGGCGGCGGCTTACGGCTGGCCGGCGGACCTTTCCGACGACGAGGCGCTCAAGCGACTGCTGGAGCTGAACCGCCAACGCGCGGATGGTGCCTCCGCTGCGGTGCCAGTCCCGGAGGTGGAGTTCGCCTGATCCCACCGCAAAGGCGTAGCCTCCCGTCGGCCCGGTCAGGCGGCGCGGGGGGCGATGCTGCGCTGGATTTCCTCGCCATGGTCGGCGGCGGTGGCGGACAGGTCATGCGCCATCTGAAGGTTCAGCCAGAATTCCGGCGTGGTGCCGAAATAGCGCGCCAGCCGCAAGGCGGTGTCGGCGGTGATGCCGCGCCGTTCGTTGACGATTTCCCCGATGCGGGTCGCCGGCACGCGCAGAGCCAGGGCCAGAGCATGGGCCGAGAGATCGAGCGGGACGAGGAACTCTTCGCGCAGAACCTCGCCGGGGTGGGTCTTGATCCGCATGGCGCCCTCCTTGGCGTCGGCCGGTCAGTGGTAATCGACGATTTCGACCTCGTGCGCGCCGCCATCGCGCCAGACGAAGACGATGCGCCATTGGTCGTTGATCCGAATGCTATGTGTCCGGCGCGGTGGCCAAATTGATGGTTCAATGCAATGATCACAGTTTGATCGTAGGTTATAGGTTTCGCGTCTTCCAGCGTTCGCACAATTGCTTGCTCCAGCAAAATGCTATGTAGTATCCCTACTGGGAAATGGACTTCATGCGTATGTATGCAATGTTAATATTTCTAAGGTGCTGGAGGTGGCTATGGCTGTAAGAGCATTCCTGTCGCATGCAACTAGCGACAAACCGTTTGTAAACAAGGTTGCCGAATTTCTTGGTCGGGCTGCTGTGGTCTTTGATGCGTATGAATTTGTTACGGGAGACGACCTTAAAGAGGCGATACTAAAGGGAATCGAGAAATCAGAAATATTTGTGCTATTTGCAAGCAGAGAAAGCCTTCAAAGGGACTGGGTTAAATTCGAAATAGAAGAGGCTCAGAGAACGCTATTTTCTCAAAATATTGGGCAAGTTCTTGCATTTATTATAGATCCTGAGCTTGAGCTTGACAAGCTGCCAAGTTGGATGAAGGGTTCTTTAATAACTAAACAACAGTCTCCGATGTTGGTTGCTTCGGACATTAGGAGGGCCATCAATGCTAGAATGGCTGAAAATATGCCGCAACATTTTATTGGTAGAAATGCTGAATTTGATCAAGCTCTAGATGTCATAACTTCTTTTACAAATCCTGAAGATAGGCCTCCTCTTGTTGTATTTGGCTTGTCAGGAATTGGCAGAAAATCTCTCGTTGAAGCTGTGGCAAGAGATGGATTGTCTTTAAAGAGGGTGCATCCGGTTCGTCTCAAGGAAGGCGATCAGTTGCCTGAGGTTCTTCTGAAGCTAACCTCTTCACTAACGGGAGATCATGTCGATAACCTTAACGAATTTCTTGATGAAGCTGGGAAAAGACCAAAGTCAGACCTTTTGGCTGAAATAATTGAATGTCTTAGGAAGATATGTAATGGGCGGGCGCTGCCTATTTTCTATGATGAAGGCGCAATTGTCACAGATGAAGGTTCTCTGAAGTCTGACTACGGAGATTTGTATGATTTTGTGAGAAAAGACCCTTCCGTTGATTTGGCTATTGTGAGCAATAGAAGAATTAGCGGAGTCGAGGGGCGTCCGCTTCCCTCAGTTCGCGTCGCAGAGCTTTTGCCGGGCGCAAGGCTCCGATTGGTCAGGTTGCTTGCCAGAGATCGGAAAATTCCCATCAGTTCTGATGAGGCCGAGAATATAGCGGAGTATTCTCGCGGATATCCACCAGCAGTCATATATGCTGTCCAAGAGATGGAAATTTATGGAGCTGCACATGTTGCTGCGAGCAAAGCTGATCTTTCTCGATTTAGCGAAGAAATTTTTCTAAAAAGATTGAAGAATGATAATAAGATAAAGAGGAAAACCCAAGAAATTCTCCAGTTGCTTTCCATGTATAGTCCTCTTCCCTTGCCTGTTATGAGGGAGTATTGTAGTGTTACATCCGAGAAGCTAGCAAATGATATGCAGTACCTCTTAGATTTCGCGCTAGTCGTGCCAGAAGGAGTAAACTACCGGATTTCAGAGCCGGTGAGGCAAGCCGCCTACCGTGCATTTGGAGGTCTTCATCTTGACCACGGAAAAGTGGCTTCGCTTTTAGAAGAGTATCTATCAAATTTCGAAGACGATGATACGCGGCTTGCACTGGGGCAAAACTTGTTTCGCGCATCTGTACTGGCTGGAAAAAGATCAACCTCCCGGTTTTCTGTTTCTCTTGCCAGTGATTTGATCGAAATTGCTATTCAATCTTATCATGATCAAGATTATGACAGATCTATTGATATAGGAGCTCTCGCGCTTCAGGCTAGGCCTGATAGTGTAGATGTTCGGCGTTTTGTGGCTCAAGCGTTAATTAGGAAGGAGAAATATGAAGATGCAAAGAAGCATATCGAAGCCTTAATGGAGCAAGGCCATATAAAGCAGGCATTTTATGTTCGTGGGTTCATGGCTAGAAGAATGAGGAAGCATGACGATGCGATAAAATTCTACGAAAAGAGCCTTGAGTATGGTCGATCAGGAGTTCCGATACATAGAGAGCTTGCCAGCTGCTATTTCGAAGTTGGCGAATTACCAAAAGCCCGCGCTCAGATTAGTATTGCTGAAAATCTTTCGCCGCATAATAAATTTGTTGTAGATCTTCAGTGCCAGATTGCTATGCGTATAGGAGATTTGCCAGCAGCCGCTAAGTCTTTGGCTGTGCTTAGGCGTGTCGATGAGAATGGTTTTTACGAACATAGACGCTCGACTTATGAACAAGCGATGGGCAATCCAGTAGAGGCTTTAAATTATGCTAAAATAGCGGTTTCTGAACGCAGAAAGCCACAGTTCGAGATGCTAGCAAATCTTGCAAACTGCCAGATCGAGATGGATGAACTGGAGGAAGCGGCAAGTACTCTTAGTGAGATTGATAGCAGATTTTCTCAAACACACAGAGATAGCAGGGCTGGGTTGAGATGTAAGCTCGAAATTAAGCGTGGTGATATAATAACAGCAGAAGCTTTGTGGAAAAAAATCCGCACACCTAATACAGGCGTTCACAAAGGCCTGAGAGCGGCATTGTTAAATAAGAAGGCGCAGAAGGCTGTGATAACAGAAAAAGAAAATGAAGAGCTTCAAGATCTTCTTTCATTCTTTAGAGATAATGAGGCATTTAGAGATGCCAAGCTATACGGATCAGAGATAACTAGAACAGACTGATAATTAGATGCGTAGCGGTGTTTTTGATATTTTAATCACCGCTACGCCTAATGCAGTTGACAAACGCATCTCTTGTTTTCCGGTTTCCGGAAAACCAAAAATAGCTTTGACGGCAATGCAGCTGATCTGTGCACACGAAAATCGTTGACGCTCCTTCGTTAACGGAGCGACCCTTCCCCCCGGAGCCTCGAAACCTCCCCATAGGCGGCAAGCCACCCGCGCGTTTTCGCGATGTGGCTCTTTTCATGCCCGGACTCTGTCCGTAGCATGCCCCTTCGCCGGGGGTCGGATAATACAACACCCGCAAGGGGAATAGTCCGGCCTGACCTATGCAGGTTTCGAGCCCCCGGCACCAGGGCTGTCGTCGAAAGCGGCCCTCTTGCCGGCAACGCCGCATAGGAGGGCATCGCCATGGAGACCATGGGCGACAACGGGCAAGTCATGCCCGCGTTATCTCTGTCCGACATCGACACAGCCCCCAACGGTGAGCCGCGCATCGTTGACTTGCGCCTTGCCGAAGCTCTGGGCTTCAAGAAACCCCGCGATATTCGCCCCCTGATCGAGCGCCATATCGACGCCCTGGAGCGGCTTGGCGGAATTTGCCGCACCGTGCGGCAAAATCCCGGAAGGGGTCGCCCCGCCACCGAGTTCTGGCTGACGAAGAAGCAGGCCGTCTATCTCTGCACCAAGGCCGAGACCGAACGCGCCATCACCGTCACCATCCAGATCGTCGAGCTGTTCGACGCCGTGACCGGCGGGGCCGCGCATCCCGCCCTGGCGCCGGTCCTCACCCGCGCCGACCTCGACGCCATCGACCGCCGCGCCCGCCGGATCGGGCAGGAGGAGGAGCAACGGGCGCGCTCCGCCTTGACCGACCGGGCGCTCGACCGTCTGCGCCGGGGCGAGCGGATCGACATCGCCTCGCTGTCCGCCGACCGGCCGGATGAGCCCGCAGCTCTGCCCCCGCCGCCCGCCCGGACGCGCGAGGAGAGCATGGACCTCGCCCTTGCCCATCTGCGCGCCCTGCCGCCCGAGCTGCGGCAGGAGGGCTTCCGCCTGATGCACGCCATCAAGGCCCACAGCGACGCCCTGAAGGCGCTGAAGGCCGCGACCGAGGCGATCAACTCGCCGCTCGACACCATCGCCGAAATCCTGGAACGCGAGGCGATGATTATCCGCCAGACCATCGCCGCCCAGGCAGGCCGGGCCGGGCAGGGGGACCGGGCATGAGGACGATCCTGGTGGTCCAGGGGAAGGGCGGCGGTCCGAAGACCGCCACCGTCCGCAATCTGGCCGTCGCGGCCGCCGTCGCCGGCCGGCGGGTGGGCACGCTCGACACCGACCCGCAAGGCTCGCTGACCCACTGGCACGGCCTGCGCCCGGCCGACGCCGCCCCGATCCTCCACGAACAGCGCCCGCTGGGCGCGGTGACGGAGCGGCCGACTCCGCCCGGCCTCGACCTGCTGGTGATCGACACCCCGACCGCGGTGGAGAACTTCCCCCAGGCGACCGCCCTGCTGTTCGACTGCGCCGATCTGGTGCTGGTGCCTGTCCGCCCCGGCCCGGAGGATCTGGTCAGCATGCAGGCCATGCTGCCCTACCTGCGCGCCCGGCGCCGGCCGATGCGTCTGCTGCTGAGCCAGGTCGTCCCGCGCCTGCGCGAGACCGCCGACGCCCGCGCCATCGTCTCCGCCATGGGGGCGGTGGCGCCGGTGGAGATCCCGCAGCTTCAGGAGGTGCCGCGCAGCTTCATCGCCGGGCTGGGCACCGCGGAGATCCCAGGCACCCGCACCGGCCCGCTGTTCCGCGACCTCTGGCTCCACCTGTCCGCCGCGATGGAGGGCTGACTCCATGTCCCGATCCGGTTCCGGGCCGAAGCACAATCCCAGGCCGCCCGCCCGCCGCAGCCTGGGCGACGCCCGCCTGTCGATGCTGGCCACCCCGCGCCAGCTGACTACGCGGGCCGAGTTCGCCGCCGACATCCGCCGCGAATGGTCGAACGCTCTGGAGGCGACCATCGCCGTCGGCCGCCGCCTGAACGAGGCCAAGGCGGCTCTGCCCCATGGCGAGTACGAGGCGATGGTGGCGGCCGACCTTCCGTTCAGCACGTCGACCGCCCGCAAGCTGCGCGAGATCGCCGCCTTCGTGGACGAGGGGCAGGTGCCGCTGGACTGTCTGCCGGAAGCGATGAGCACCCTCTACGCCATCGCCACCCTGCCGGACGACACCCGCCAGCAGGCTCTGGAGCAGGGCTTGATCCGATCTGATGTCACGCGGTCTGAGGTAGAGGCGCTGAAGGCCCTGTCGGCAACTTTGGCTGAAACGGAACCCAAGAATGTCATGGATTGCTGCGAGAAAGTCCTTACGGCACCAGAGCCTACGTCCGCGGGTGAACCACCCCAAGTTTCCGTGGAGTTGCCTTCTAAGCTGGCGCCTGAACCGCTACCGTCGCTAGAGCGCCGGCTGGGGGAGACGCCTGTCATCAAGGGCGGGGCGGTGGTGAGGAGAGAGCAGTATAAGGGATTTAAGCTGCAATCATCGGCAGTTCCGATAAAGTCGCTCCAGGAATCCCGCTTCGCCATAGCATTAAGGTTGCAGTGGGACATGGATCAGGATGACGCTGGTTCCATCATTGTGGAGATCGACGGGATATATCACATCCTGCTGGTGATGGCGGCGCCCGATCCTGCCGCTGCCGATATCGTCCGTCACGTAATTGATCTGCATAATGCTTCATTGAAACGCTAATTAATTGCTTGGGAAGCAAGCCTCAATTTATCTAAAAATCAGCAAATGCCCATGAAATTTCCAGTTTCTGAATTGGCATACCGAATGTTAAATCATATATTTGTGAGAAATATAGTTTTACATAAAAATGTGATAGAATGTTTCAAATAAATTTTTGGTCATTGCAGGAGGTTTATGAATAAATCGCAAGCATTAATTATCTTTATAGACACATTATGGCGATATAGTGTGAGCTATGTCTATTTTCTTGTTAATTATTGAAATTTTACTTGTAAAATTTTTTTGGAAAAGTTCTATATATTCTTGTCCTATATTTTTTTCGGCCCAAGATATTGCGCGAATACAGGTAATATCGTACCATTCGGAATCTGAAGTGCCGTTTAGGTTCATTCTTTCTTTATATTCTTCTATCTCTCCACTCATTCTGCCGAGAAAGATATACAGATATTTTGGATAAAGCAAAAAAGACAATTTATCAGGAAGGCAAAGCTTAGATACGCTCTCCCCGTAAATAAGAGCCATAGATCTGCTGTGAAACTTGACCAAGTCTCCAAACTCTTTACCGAATAAGATATTTGCTATCTTTCCACCAAGCTCAGGGTGCCGTTCTCCGTCTTCGCCATCCATTGTTTTGCAGAAAATATACCCAATATCGTGCAATATAATGCAGATCGTTTCTCGAATGTTTGGGTTCTTTCCGTAAATGAGCTTCCATGATATCCAAACCAAAAGTGGATGTAGTATGAAATGATGAACTCCGAAAAGAATGCTTTTTGTCCCGACTCTCATTTTTGCCTCCTTGCACACTGCCGTGATTAAAGCAATTCTACTTTATATGCCTAAAACTCCTCGAAGACTGTTTAAGGAAATGCCTGAAAAGTATCTTCATCCCTTCTACAAATGGCTTTTGGTCTAGTTTCCTGAAGAAAACAGAATATCGGTAGTATGCGCTTTTATACTGCGATCTTCTATCGTCGTGCTTTAGATCTGGAACAAATGATTCCGCTTCCTCCATAAGTGTTTGTAAAATGGCTTCACCAATATCAGAGCTACTGTAATATATAGAGCCTTCTTTTCCATTAACTGGCTTATTCTTGAAATGAGTTTCTAAGCATTTCAATGATTTAGAGCATATGTCAGAAATAGCATCACCTCCTAGCTTATCGTTAGCTTTTTTTATACTCATAAACATTTTTGACCTGTTGAAAGGTTCAATTCTTCCATCTCGTCTTATAATAACAATTCCTATATCTTTCTTGATTCGTTCTTCAGTATACCAAGAATGGTCATTTGTGCACGTATATCTCCGATATCTACCGTACCTTGGATATTCCTTTACTATAGAAAGTTCATCATCAGTGTTATTAGAAAACGAAGAAGGATCTTTGGCAGTCACCTCTTTTACAATACCTGCTTGTCCGCATTCAGGGCAATGCGGGTTGTTATCTCTTCGACTGCTATTTTTTCTATCTGAGTTCTGATTTTTGTCAATATGCTTCGCGCTCATAACTCATCGCTCCTTAGCGTCCACAATAGCATTGACGCTCAATTCTTTGTTTTTCTCAATATCGGAAGCCGTTTCGAAGACAATTCCGCAAGTTAGACATTTATGAAATGAGAAGCCTTCAGAGTTCTTGAAATGGAATGGAACAAAGTCACAGGTTTTTCTGTGATCCGGACAATGTTCAAACATAGATTTCTCCATGATTAAGAGGATGACAGTGAAGTCTATCCCCGGTTCTTAGCAATAATGACGATAGCACAAGCAAGTAGGCAGACAGCAACCAAAGCCAAGCTTATGACAAAGGAGCCAGAGACCCCGTCTTTGGCGAGGCTGATCACGCCTTGTATAGACTCCTGCATTAGTTCCTCCATGCCTAGAGCGCCATCACAAGGTATGCTCGGCTTTGCTAAAGATCAACCTTGGATTCTCATAGAGATCATGGCGTACTCGTCATCGTGGCGGTGTTCCTATGGATCTTCTCACTTCTAACCACTAGAAGGCAGCCACAGCAATGCGAATGAGAGCAGCAGAACCTATGAACCTAAACTTGGCGAAGCCATGGCTTGGGCGGTGAATTTTTTTTTCCTTAGCTCTTGGACGAGCTACGTAGGGAACGGCAGATGGTTTCCCATGATACCTGTCAAGTGGCATTAGTCCGCCGAGCCACGAGTCTTTTAGAGTGCTTATCAAAAACCTAGCTGGGTGCGCGGAAACCCTTGATTTTCCTCATACCCTGACTGGTTCTGATCCGCACTCTGAAAGAAGGTCAGGCCTGCGCCACCGGTACTTCGCCCAGCTTCGTGGTATAGCTGGGCGAACGTTGTTCCTGACGCATCTGCCAAGAGCGGCCGATGGTGGCCGCCGGCACCAGGGTGTTCCGTCCCATCCTGGTGTTGATCGCATCGAGCGCGGCCATCAGCTTCGCGCCGCGCTGCCGATCGGCGACTTGGAGCAGGTCCGGCTGCACCTTTCCCTCCGGGATAAGGCCGGTCAGGATCACGCCGGCCTTGCTCATGTCGTAGCCGTCACGCCAGATCCGGCGGGCGCCGGCGGTTGCCGCAGCGATCAGCTGGAAGGTATCGCTGCTTGCCGGCTGCACCTCCACAGTCACCGCGTTGCTGTAGCTTGGACCGGGGCGGAATGGCGAGGTGTGGCAGAACACCTGGACGGCTTCGGTCGCGAGCTTTTCCGCGCGGAGCTTCTCCGCCGCCCTGGTGGCGTAGGTGGCCACCGCCTCGCGCATCTCATCCCACACCGTCACCGGCTGGCCGAACGAGCGCGTGACCGCGATTGTCCTGCGCGGGCTGGGCGCCAGATCGAGCGGCATGCAGGCGATGCCGCGCAGCTCGTAGACGAGCCTTTCGCCGGTCACCGTCAGCACCTGACGGGCGAGCCGCGGGTCGAGGTCGCGCAAGTCGGCCGCGGTATGCACGGACAGCCGCTCCAGCTTCTCGGCCGATCGCCGGCCGATGCCCCAAACTTCGGCGATTGGCACCCGCGCGAGGATCGCGTCCCGAACGTCCGGGTTGGTCAGGTCGCAGACGCCGCTATCATCTCGCAAGGCTTTCTTGGCTGCGAAGTTCGCCAGCTTCGCCAGCGTCTTGGAAGGGGCGATCCCGACACAGGTCGGAATGCCGGTCCAGCGCCGCACCGTCCGGCGGATATCGGCGGCATAGGCGGGCAGGGAGCCTGTCATTCCGGTCAGATCGAGGAACGACTCGTCGATCGAATAGACCTCCAGAGCCGGAGCAAAGCCCCGCAGGCAATCGGTCACGCGGGCGCTGAGATCCCCGTAGAGGGCATAGTTGCTGGATAGGACCCGGACATTGTGGCGGCGGACGAGGTCACGCACCTCGAACAGGGGTTGGCCCATGGTGACGCCCAGCGCCTTCAACTCGGCCGACCGGGCGACGAAGCAGCCGTCGTTGTTCGACAGCACGCCGACCGGCACCCCCTCCAGCTGCGGGTTGAAGACCCGTTCGCAGCTCACATAGAAATTGTTGCAGTCCACCAGGGCGAAGGTGTTGGCCATCGTCAGCCCCGGTGGATCCGGATGGTCGCGCTGACGACGCCCCAGACCTCGAAGTCGCGGCGATCGGTGACGTCGATCACCTGATACGCACGATCGTCCGACTCCGGTGCGAGGTAATAGCGACCGCGGCGGACCAGCAGGCGCTTGCACACCAGCTCACCATCCAGCACGGCAACCACAACGTCGTCATGCCGCGCCGTCAGGCTTCGGTCGACGATTGCCAAGTCCCCATCGTGGATGCCGGCGCGCGTCATGCTGTGGCCCGAGATGCGCAGGGTGAAGGTAGCGCTGGGGTGCGGTACCAGCACCTCCGCAAGGTCGATGCGGCCTTCGACATAGTCGGCGGCCGGGCTGGGGAAGCCTGCCGAGATCACGGCATCGTATGAGGCAATTGGGCACGAACGCATGTAGACCAATTGCGGCTCGCACATGGCTTCCTCCTTGTTACTGACACTGGCCGTCAGGATGGCGCTGCATAGGAACTTTTCAAGAACATTGATCGGTTGACAGCGGTTCCGCGAGACCGGGATGGGGAAAAGCAACAAAAAACCCTGTCCGCGCAATTTGTCGCAAGGAATTGGTAATCCTTTTGGGCAAACAATCCTAACGACCCTGGCGGATGTGTGCCGCCGGGTGGTCGCCGGAGGTCGCCCCATGCCTGCCAATGATTCCAAGCTGATGCCCGTATTCCTCGCCTATGAAGCGCTGGGCAGCGGCGATGCCGACCACATCGAGGCTTTGCGTGGCAACCTGGAGGAGGTCCTGGTCAAGGGCGACATCCTGACGCCACAAGACCTCTTCGCCAAAGCGCGTTACCTGCAACACACCGGCCGCATCGATCCGGGGCAGATCTCCATGGAGGCCCTGGATACCCTGGTGGTGGGCATCGGCATGCTGTTTCCTGGCGCGCTGTGCCAGCCGGTGGCCGTGCCGGCTGCAGCCTGATCGGGGGCATCGTGGCCTTAGCCTTTGCCCACTGCGACACTCGCCGGCGCCTCGACCTTGAAAGCCTGGTGACCTGGGCGTTGCGCGACCAGCAGGCCGACCGTGTCCAGTCCGGCCTCTTCGACATCGAGGCCGCGGCGAACGATCATGGATGGGAACCGCAGGGAGTGAGCGGCGACGGCGTGGCCGAACTGCTGCGCCGTCATGAGACCGGCGACCGGGTGGACGGCGGCGGACCGGTGCGCGGCATCGCCGTGACGGTTCATCCCGATGCCGAGGCGGTCGCCAACGCGGTGGGGTGGCTCGACCCGTGGTAGCGGCGCCTCGTCCGCTTCCATGGGCGATCGGGCACCCGGCCGGACTGGCTGCCGCTGGTACCGCCCATGGTGGCGGTGAAGCGGCCGAGCGAGGCGCGCGGCCGCTACCGGCATGTCATGGCCGAGCGGTGGGAGTTCGTGCCGACCCGCTCGGAACTGGCCAAGCGCTATGTGCTGCGCGGACAGTCGCTCTTCGACGCCCGCGGGCAGCGACGGATCGTCGAGGACGAGCGGGGTTTCCATTTCCGCAGCTTCGGCGATGGGCGCCGGCAGGTGCAGGTGAAGTGGTGCCCGCTGGAGCCTGCCCACAGCGATGCGGACATCGTCGAGGCCAACACTGATTATGCCGGCTGGCACGCCGGCATGACGGCGCTGCTGGAGCGGATCGGCGGCTGGGGCCTGCGCGATCATGTGCTCACCGGCTTCACCGCGCCGGCAACGCCATGGGAATATAGTCCTTGACGGAAGGTCAATTCCTTGACAGGGTGAGCGGGACGAATTGCGTGTAAAGGAAGGCCCGCCCGGCAGATGCCGCGGCGGGCCTTCCGCTGTCCGGGGGCTGGCCATGCGGACCGAATGGGACGGCGTGCTGTGCCTTCAGCTCGGCCCGGTGGATCGTCATTTCGCCGTGCGCATCACCTACCAGGGCGGACCCTTCCGCGCCGACATCAAGGCCATCGAGATCCAGACCGCGCAGGGCTGGATCCGGGCGCCCTGGCTGATCGATCTGGTGGAGGACTGCGCGCCTCTCTTCGACATGCTGCGCGATCATGCCGTCGGCCGGGTGGCCGATGCACAGGCGGTCGCGCGGCTTTCCTGACAGGACAGCAGGATGGACGAGCTGATCCGCGAGGCGGTCGCCGCCGGCGCCGGCCTCACCCGTGACAGCGACCCGGTGGCAGTGTACCCGTCGGACGGCGCGGTCGAGTTCTTCGGCCAGCAGGTCGCGGCGATGCTGCGCGAGCTGCCGGAGGACATGACCGTGGCCGAGCTGCGCGACGCCATCGACGGATGAGCCTTCCCGTCCTTCCGGGCGATCCGGCCGGACAGGACGTCAGCGACGCCCGCCACGCCCCGGCGCTGCGGCTGGACCGCATCCAGGAGCACCTGCTGGACGCCTTCTATGCCGGGCGCTCGGCCAACACGGTGCGGGCCTACCGGCGGGATCATGAGGATTTCCGGACCTTCGTGGCCCGGCAGGATGGGCTGGCCGCCTTCGCCGCCACCGCCGAGCAGGCGGTGCGGATGCTGCTGGCGGTGGAGCATGGGCAGGCCAACGCCCTGGCGCTGGGCTACCGCACCGACATGGTGCGGCGGCAACTCCAGCCCGCCACCGTCAACCGCCGGCTGGCGGCGTTGCGGTCGGTGGTCAAGCTGGGCAACACGCTCGGCCTGGTCAACTGGACGCTGGACGCGGAGAACGTCGACTCCGTGACCTACCGCGACACGCGGGGGCCGGGGCGGGACGGCGTACGGGCGATGGTGGCTCAGGCCCGGGAGCGCACCGACGCCAAGGGCCTGCGCGACACCGCCATCGTCCGGCTGCTGCACGACGTCGCCCTGCGCCGCGGTGAGGTGGTGTCGCTGGACCTGGAGCATTACGACAGCCGGCGCGGCACCGTCGCGGTGCTGGGCAAGGGGCGGACTCAGCGCGAACGGATCACCCTGCCGGCCGCCACCAGGACGGCGCTCGATGCGTGGATCGTGGTGCGGGGGAAAGAGCCCGGACCGCTGTTCCATCGCCTCGATGCCGCCGGCCGGGGCACAGGGCGCCTGACCGGCGCCGCCGTCTATGACGTGGTGCGCGGGCTGGGCGCCGGAGTGGGCATCGCCACCCGGCCGCACGGGCTGCGGCACTCGGCCATCACCGCGGCGCTGGACGCCAGCAACGGCAACATCCGGGCGGTTCAGCGCTTCAGCCGGCACCGAAACGTCCAGACCTTGCAGATCTACGACGACAACCGCGCCGATCTGGCTGGCCAGATGGCGGCGCTCATTGCGGAGGATTGACATGGGCGAGACTGTCGCCGCTCCGGTGCGCAGGGTGCGCACCCAGGACCAGGCCGCGGCCGTTGTCGGCCGGATCGGCGCCGCGCAGGTGCAGCTGGGCCGGCTGAAAGCCTCGCTGGACGTGGCCGTCGCCCAGGCCAACCTCGCCTTTGAGACAGCGGCGGCGCCGCTGCGCACGGCAATCGCCGCCGACACCGAGCTGCTGCGCGGCTATTTCGACGCCAACCGCTCCACCCTGCTGACCGGCGGCAAGAAGTCGGTGGCGCTGTCCACCGGCATGATCGGCGTGAAGAAAACGGCGTCCAAGCTGGTGGTGGCCGATGTCGACGCGCTGCTGAAGCGGCTGGAGGAAGACCGCAAGCTGCGGCGCTTCATCCGCACCAAGAGCGAGGTCGACCGGGCCGCACTGCTGGCGGAGCCGAAGGTGGCGGTGACCATCGACGGTGTGTCCATCGAGGGCGGGGACGACGCCTTCTTCGTCAAGCCGCTGATGGTCGGAACGACCTGAAACCGAGCTTGCGAAAATCAGCATTATCGCAAGCTGGCCCCTGAAAAACGGCTGAAATCCATGGGTTTCGCAATGACCTCCCATTCCGTGACGATCGGCGCCGCGACGCTGATGCTGGGCGACTGCATCGACCGGATGCGGGAGCTTCCCGACAGCTCGGTCAGCCTGGTGCTGACCGACGTTCCTTATTCCAGCGGGGCCACCCGCGAGGCCGGCCGCACCGCCTACGGCAAGACCATGACGCGGTCGACCAAGGGCGGCGGTGCCCGTTGGTTCGGCTCCGACAGCCTGAGCACGCGTGGCTTCCTCCACCTGCTGCGCGCCTGCGCCATGGAGTGGCAGCGGGTGCTGAAGCCGGGCGGCCATGTGCTGGCTTTCATCGACTGGCGCATGGGCGATCATCTGGCCGATGCCATCGATGGAGGCGAGGCCGCGCTGTTTCTGTCCGGCCATGCGGCCGACGCCATGGAAAGCGCCGACCTGAAGCGGGTGGGGCTGCTGGTGTGGGACAAGACCTATTTCGGCATGGGGACGCACTTCCGTCACCAGCACGAGCTGATCCACCACTTCACCAAGGGCAAGGGCAGCGAGCCGCTGCGCCGCAACGTTGCCAACGTGCTGCGCCATGCGCCGGTGCGGTTCGGCACCCACCCGACGGAGAAGCCGGTCGGGCTGCTGGCCGAGCTGATCGGCACCGTCTGCCCGCAGGGCGAGACGGTGCTGGACCCGTTCTTCGGCAGCGCGTCGGCCGGCCATGCCGCCCTGACCACGGGCCGGCGCTTCATCGGCATCGAGCGCGACCGGCGCTATTTCGAGGCCGGTTGGCAGAGGCTGGCCAACCTGACCGAGGAGCTGGCGGCATGACCATGCACATTGAGGACGTGATGCACGGCCTCACCGCCCGCACCGCCACCGACGGCGTCATCGTCACGATCGGCGGCACCATGGGCTGGTGGCTCGACGCCCTGCATGGGCCGGCGCAGGAGCTGGCCTTCTGGGGCACGGTGGCACTGGTGGTCGGGCGCCTGGTGCTGCTGGCGCTCGACGTCCGGGACCGCCTCCGGCCGCGCCGCAGCCCGCCCAAAGTGTTCACGCGTGAACACTTTGACGGGGACCGCACCACCAAGCCGTAGGGCGGTTTCAGCCACTCCAAACTGTTCACGCGTGAACACTTTGCCCGCAGACCGAGGGCAGGAACACCATGGCCGATGCACGGATCCGGGCCTCTGCCGACCAGGTGAAGGCGGCCATTCGCCGGTATGGCGACCAGCTCACCCGCTACGCGCTGCCGATGGCGCTGACCAGGACGGCGCAGGACGCCAAGCTGGCGGTTCAGCGGGCGCTGCCGGAGACCTTCGACCGGCCGACGCCCTACACGATCAAGTCCACCTTCGTCCGGCCCGCCACCAAGGCGGACCCGGTGGCGTGGGTGGGCTTTAAGGACGATGCCGGCAAGGGCACGCCGGCGGCGCGCTACCTGCTGCCGAATGTCGAGGGCGGGCCGCGGCGGGACAAGCGGATGGAGCGCCAGCTGCGGGCCGCTGGCCTGCTGCCGGCCGGCATGTTCGCCGTCCCCGGCGAGGAAGCCCGGCTGGACGCCTACGGCAACATGCGGCGGTCGGAGGTGGTGCGCATCCTGTCGCAGACCCAGGCCTTCGGGGAACAGGGATACACGGCCAACCGGAGCGACAGCGCGCGCAGCCGGAAGAAGCGGCGGCGCAACGGCTACTTTGCCGCTCTGCCGGGCAACGCCGGCGGGCTGCCGCCCGGCATCTACCAGCGCGACGGCGCCGACGCCCGGCCGGTGGTGATCTTCGTCCGGGCACCGAGCTACCGCCCGCGCTTCCGCTTCCACGACATCGTCGAGCGGGTGGTGCGGGCCAACATCGGCAGGCGGCTGGAGGAGGCGGTGCGGACGGTCAACGCCCGCTTCGCCGCCCGACGGTGACGGGTCCTTCCGGGGGGTACCACCCACAAGGGTAATTCGGGCCGTACCGGTCCACCCTCTGAGAAAATTTTGAATCGAGGTTTTTGTTTATGTCCAAACCGGGCCAACGGGTGAACCGGGCGGAGCTGGCCGACGTGTTCGGCGTCAGCCTTCCCACCGTCGACGCGTGGGTGCGCGACGGCTGCCCCTTCGCGGAGAAGGGGGCCAAGGGCCGGGAATGGGCGTTCGAGACGGCCGACGTTCACCGCTGGCTGGTGGACCGCGCCGTGGCCGATGTCGCCGCCGGCTACGAGGGCGAGATCGGCGTCATCACCGCAGACGAGGCCAAGCGCCGCAAGGCGGTGGCCGATGCGGTGGTGGCCGAGATCAAGGCCGACGAGGCGCTGAACGAGGTGGTGAACCGCCATGAGGCCGCGGCCGACATGGCCGGCTTCTGCATCGGCCTGCGCACCGGCCTCTCCAACGCGGTGGCCAAGATCGCCGGACGCGCCGCGGCGATGACCGGGGCGCCGGAGATCCAGGCCATGGCGGAGAAGGAAATCAACCAGGCCTTCGATGCCGCCCGCGACGAGTTGGTCAAGAGCTGGGGCGATGAGCCGGGGGCTTGAGGCGGCGGCGCGGGTCAGCGCCCACCGTCACGGCGACTACCGGACCGGGCGGGGCGAGCTGCGCCGGGCGCTGCTGGCCCTGTTCGAGGGCAGCCTGAAGTTTCAGGAACGCATGAGCGGCTCCGTCTGGGCGGAACGCTTCGGCTGGATCCCGAAGGGCACCGGGGCCGAGCACGGCAAGGTGACGCTCTACGGCTACCAGCGCGGGCTGGTGGACCTGATGTGCGATCCGGCGGTGCCGCTGCTGACGGTGCTGAAGGCGGCGCGCGTCGGCTACACCCGCTGCGCCACGCTGGCGGTGGGCTACCACCTGCACCAGGACCCGACGCTGTGCGCCATCGCCCAGCCGACGATCCCGGACGCGGACGATTTCGGCAGCGGGGAAATCGCGCCGATGCTGCGCGACACCCCGGTGCTGAAGCCGCTGATGCGGCAGGTGAAGAAGGGGGAGAAGCAGGACAACGCCGCCTTCTACCAGCTGAGCAACGGCGCCAGCGTGCGCGTGGTGGGCGCCGCGTCGGACGACGCCTTCCGCCGCTACTCGGCCCGCTTCCTGTTCGCCGACGAAATCGACGGCGACGGCTGGACGCCAGGGGCCAAGACCCAGGGCGACAAGCTGAAGCTGTTCTGGACCCGCGGTGAAACCTTCTGGAACCGCAAGCAGGTCAGAGGGTCCACGCCGCTGCTGTTCGAAACGAGCCGGGTGTGGAAGCTGTGGCTGGCGTCGGACCAGCGGCGCTACTTCGTGCCGTGCCCGCAATGCTCGGATGCCGCCAGCCAGCTCGACGGCTGGCAGTATCTGGACTGGGGCGGGCCGGACGTGCCGCACGGGCTGAAATGGAGCCTGGACGCCGAGGGCACCCTGGACAAGGTGTGGTACGTCGGCACCTGCGGCTGCATCATCGAAGAGCGGCACAAGGCGTGGATGGACGCCAACGGCGAGTGGCGTCCGACCGCCAAGGCCAAGGTGCCCGGCCATGTCGGCATGCACCTGTGGACGGGCATGTCGCTCAACCCCAACGCCGCCTGGCCGGTGATCGTCCAGGAATGGCTGGAGGCCCAGGCCGACCCGGCGACGCTGGTGCAGCCCTTCATGAACCTGCGGCTGGGCCGTCCCTACCGGGCGATCTACGGGCAGGAGGTCAAGAGCAGCAGCTTCATCGACCGCATGGAGCCGTACCCGGCCGAGGTGCCGGCGGGTGTCGAGTTCATCACCGTCGGGGTGGACGTCCAGTCCGGCAAGGTCAACCCGCGCCTGGAGGCCTCCGTCTATGGCTGGGGCCGCGGGTTGGAGGTCTGGCTGATCGGCCATTTCGTCCTGCCGGGCGATCCGGCCAAGGGCGAGGTGTGGGCGGCGCTGGACGAGGGCGTGCTGCTGCGCCGGTACCGCAAGCCGGACGGCACCACGCTGGACGTGCGCGCCACCTGCATCGACAGCGGCGGCCACCACACGCAGGAGGTCTATGCCTTCGCCAACAAGCGCCGCTCCCGGCGGGTGTGGGCGATCAAGGGCCGCTCGGAAAGCCGGGGCCAGCGGGGCAAGGTGTGGCCGCGGAAACCGTCCAGCAAGCTGGGCCATGTCTGGTACATGATCGGCGGCAACGCCGCGCGTGACTGGGCCTATGGCAGCCTGGCGGTGGACAAGCCCGGGCCGCGCCATGTGCATTTCCCGCAGGCGCCGCTCGATGGCGCCCGCGAGCTGGACGACGAGTTCTTCGCCCAGTTGACCCGCGAGAAGCTGATCGTTCCGCGCGGCCAGCAATACACGGTGTGGCAGAAGCCGTCGGAAGCCCATGAGGCCGGGGTGTGCTTCGTCTACGCCTACGCCGCGGTGTGCGGCCTGCAGGCCCTGTCCGGCAAATATGTGAAGCTGGGCGAGGCCGACGTGGAGTCAGCACCCGAGGCCGCCGGCGACGATGCCGGTACCGCCAGCGGGGAGCCGACTCCAGCCGACGCGATCGCCGCGGCGGTGGCCCGGGCCCGCCGGCTGAGCCAGCCGGCCGCTGCAGTCCAACCGATGGCGCCGCCGCCGGCTTCGACCGACAAAGGGGAACTCTACCTATGACCGACGTCACCACCCTGGAGGCGTGGCTCGCCGACGCGCGGGCCGCGCACCATGCCCTGCGGCTCGGCCGGCAGACGGTCAGCGTGCGCTTCGGCGACCGCGTGGTCGAATACGCCCCGGCCAACGCCACCCAGCTGGCCAGCTACATCGCCTCGCTGGAGCGCCAGATCGCCGCGGCCAAGGGCCGGCGCGGTCCGGCGGTGTCGCCCTATGTCCGGATGATCGGCTGATGGCCACCGCCCCCGTCATCCTCGACCGGCACGGCCGGCCGATCACCCAGGCCGAGATCCGGCGGGCCCGGGCGCAGGCGGCCATGGGCGCCTTTCTCGCCGGATCGGGCAATGCGCCCGAGCTGCGCGACTGGACGCCGGCGGCGGGCTCGCCCGATGCCGACTTGGACGGCGACCGCCAGACCATCGTCGCCCGCGCCCGCGACCTGGAGCGCAACGACGCCCTGGTCTCCGGTGCGGTCCAGTCGCTGAAGGACAGCGCCATCGGCTTCGGGCTCGATTTCCAGTCGATGCCGGACTACCGGGCGCTGGGCATCACCCGCGACCAGGCGCAGGACGCCGCCCGGCGGATCGAATCCATCTGGCACGAGTGGAGCGAGGACCGCGACGCCTGCGACGTCACCGGCCAGCTGCCCTTCGGCGCGATGCTGCGCCAGTCGGTGCAGTCCGACCTCGTCGCCGGCGAAAGCCTGCAGCTGGCGCTGTGGCTGCCGGAGCGGCAGCGCCGGCTGGGCAGCCGCTTCGCCACCGTCATGCAGACGGTGGAGGCGGACCGCCTGTCCAACCCGCAGGACCGCATCGGCGATCCGCGCCTGCGCGACGGTGTCGAGATCGACGACTATGGCGCGCCCATCGCCTACCATGTCCGCAGCAGCCACCCGGGCGACCTGTTCATGCCCTGGGCGATGGCGGCGGCCGAGTGGCAGCGGGTGCCGTTGCGCGGGCCGGGCGGGCGGCGGGTGGTGATCCACTCCTTCGACCAGAAGCGCCCGGGCCAGCACCGCGGCGTGTCGGTCTTCGCGCCGGTGATGACCGAGCTGAAGCAGCGCGCCCGGTTCCAGCGGGCCGAGCTGCAGGCGGCGGTGGTCAACGCGGTGATCGCCGCGGTGCTGGAAAGCCCGGCCGACGGCCAGACGCTGCTCGACCTGTTCGGTGACGCCAACAGCTACATGGACATGCGCAACGCCCAGCCGTCGGTGCAACTCGGCATCGGCCCGGGCGGCGCCATCCCGCGGCTGCTGCCGGGCGAGACGCTGAAGGGCTACTCGTCCAACCGCCCGAGCGCCGGCATGGACGGGTTTGTCACCACGGTCAGCCGGCTGATCGCCACCGGCATCGGCATGACCTACGAGACCTTCATGCGCGACTTCTCCAAGACCAACTACTCCAGCGCCCGCGCGTCGCTGCTGGAGGGCTGGCGCTTCGTGCTGTTCCTGCGCATGCACAAGACCCTGACCTGGTGCCGGCCGACGCTCGACCTGGTGCTGGAGGAGGCGGTGTGGCGCGGCTACCTGGATCTGCCGGGCTTTTCGGAAAGCCGGGCCCGGCGGCAGGCGTGGCTGCGCGGGGTGTGGCGCGGGCCGGCGCGCGGCTGGGTGGACCCGGTCAAGGAAATCACCGCCGCGGCGATGCGGGTGCGGCTGGGCATCTCCACCCTGCGCGACGAGGCCCTGGACCAGGGCCGCGACCTCGACGACCTGCTGGACCAGATCGCGCTGGAGCAGGAGGCGCTGAAGACGCGCGGGCTGACCCTGCCCGAGGTCAACTTCATGCCCAGCCCTGACCAGCCCGAGCCGGAAGCGGCCGGCGCCTGACGGAGTCCCCCTGACATGCTGAAGACGATGCAGCCCGTGCTGGTAGCCCCAGCGTGGGCCGAGACGGCGGCTGCGCGCATGGTGCAGCTGACCCAGGCAAACCACGTCGGCGGGGAGCTGCCGGCCGGCTGCTACCGGCTGGGCGAGGTCAACGGCACGCGCCGGCCCTATGAGATCGACCAGGGCGTGGCGGTGGTGTCGGTCGCCGGGCTGTTGCTGCCCAAGCTGGGCTACATCGGCGCCGGCTGGGCCACCGGCTACGACGGGCTGCGCTTCCAGCTGGCGCATGCCTTCGCCGATCCGGACGTCCGCGCCGTCTGCCTGGACATCGACAGCGGCGGCGGCATCGCCCAGGGCTGTTTCGATCTGGTGGACTGGATCGTCGCCACAAAGACGGCGACGGGCAAGCCGGTGGCGGCCATCTGCAGCGAAGAGGCCTATTCCGCCGCCTACGCCATCGCCTGCGCCGCCGACAGCATCGCGGTGCCGCGCACCGGTGGCGTGGGGTCGATCGGCGTCTGGCTGATGCATTGGGACTATTCCCGCATGCTGGAGGAGGCCGGGCTGAAGCCGACCATCGTCCAGTCCGGCGCCCACAAGACCGACGGTCACCCCTATGCCGCGCTGCCCGAGGCGGTGCGCGCCGACTGGCAGGGACAGGTCGACGCGCTGCGCCAGCTCTTCGCCGAAACCGTCGCCCGCGCCCGCGGGCTGGACGTGGCGGCGGTCCTTGCCACAGAGGCCCGCTGCTTTGAGGGGCCGGTCGGCACCGCTGAGGCCGTGCGCCTTGGGCTGGCCGATGCGGTCCTGCCACCCGACCAGGCCTTTTCGGCTCTGGTGGATCATGTGAGGGACACCCAGTGAAGACGTTCAGCTTCGCTCACCTGAACCCCTTCGGCCGCTCCAAGGCTGCGGACGGGGAGACCCAGGCGGGCACCGACACCACCAAGGCCGGCACCGGCGACGATGCCAACCAGAAGGACGAGGGCAAGGACAAGCCGAAGGACGGCGAGGAAAAGGACGGGCCCGGCAATGGCGACGGGGGCGACAAGACCGCCGGCGGCCAGCAGGCCGTTGCCCCAAATGAGCGGGAGCGGGGCGCCGCGATCTTCGCCGCGTCGGCCGCTGCCGGCCGCGTCCAACTCGCCGCCCACCTAGCCTTCAACACCGACCTGACGGTCGAGCAGGCCTGTGCCGTGTTGGAGGCGGCGCCGATCGGCGCCGCCGCGCCCGATGCTTCTGTCTCCACCGGCAACCCGCTGGCGCTCGCCGCCATGGATGCCCACCCCAACCCGACCGTCGGCGCCTCCAGCGATGCCGGCAGCCTGAGCGACGACCAGAAGGCCGCCGCCGCGGTGCTGGCCAGCATGGCCGCCGTCGGGCTCATTCCGAAGAAGGACGGCACCCGATGACCTCCGCCAGCTTCTCCTCCCTGACCAGTCAGCCGCTGCCGTCCCTGATCGCCGGCGAGTTCCCGCGCATCACCCGGCTGGTGACCGTCGCCAGCGGCGCCGGTGTGCTCAAAGCCGGCGCCGTGCTCGGCCGCATCGCGGCCAGCAAAAAGTTCACCCTGTCGGCTGCTGCCGCCAATGACGGCTCCGAAGCGGTGCGCGCCATCCTGGCCGAGCCGGTGGACGCCAGCCTGTCCGACGTGATCGCCGTCGTCTACCTGACCGGCGAGTTCAACGCGGGCGAGCTGACCTTCGGCGCCGGCCACTCCGCCGCGTCGGCGGCCGACGCGCTGCGCGACCTGTCGATCTTCCTCTGAGGACACCCACCCATGGACATCTATTCGACCCTTGCCATGCTGGGGGTGCTGCAGTCGCTGCGCGCCAAGGCCCCCCGCTTCCTGCTGAACATGTTCTTCCCGCTGGCCAGCTTCAGCGACGACGAAAAGATCGTCTTCGACGTCGAGGTCGATGACATCGAGATCGCCCCCTTCGTCTCGCCACTCGCCGCCGGCCGCGTCGGGTCGGACACCGGCTATGAGACCCGGATGTTCGCCCCGGCCTATGTGAAGCCGCTGCACGACATCAAGCCGGGCGAGCCGCTGCGCCGGCTGGCCGGCGAGCCGCTGACCGGCACCCTCTCGGCCGGCGCCCGCGAACAGGCCATCCTGGGCAGCAAGCTTCAGCGCCAGCTGAACCAGATCCTGCGTCGCAAGGAGGTGATGGCGGCCGAGGTCCTGCGCACCGGCAAGTGCGTGGTGAAGGGCGACGATTACCCGCAGGTCCTGGTGGACTTCCAGCGCGACGGCGATCTGTCGCTGGTGCTGTCTGCCGACGCCCGCTGGGGCGAGGCTGGGGTGTCCCCCTATGCCGACGTGTCGGAATGGATCGACCTGGTGGGGCGCAAGTCCGGCGCCGCGGTCAATGTTGTGGTGATGGACGCCAAGGCCTGGGCGCTGTTCGAGGCCGACCCCAAGCTGGAGAAGGTGCTCGACCGCACGCTGGGGCAGGCCGCCATCGTCCAGATGGGCTTCCAGCCCGGAGTGCCCGGCACCCCGGTGTTCAAGGGCCGGATCGGGATGGTGGAGTTCTACACCTACAACGACACCTATAAGGACGCTGGCGCCACCAAGGAGCTGCTGCCGGACTACACGGTGCTGCTGGGCGCCACCGGCGCCATGGAGGGCATCCAGGCCCATGGCGCCATCCTCGACCCGCGCGCCGGCTACCAGGCCCTGGAGGTCTTCCCCAAGAGCTGGATCGAAGAGAACCCGGGCCGGCGCATGCTGCTGAGCCAGTCGGCGCCGCTGGTCTACCCGCGGCGTCCCAACGCCTGCATGTGCGCGACGGTGAGGTGAGCCATGGCCAAGCTGCGCCTGCTGGCCACTGTGAAGGTGGCCAAGGAGACCACGCTGCGGCCGGGGGCCGTCATCGAAGTCAAGGACCCGGAGGACGAACAGGCCGCTTCCCTGGTGGCCCGCGGCTTTGCCCGCTGGGTGAAGCCGGGTGACGAAGCCGAGGCGGAGGCCCTGCCGCTCGACCGCATCATCGCGGCGATCGGCCAGCTCGACCCGGCCAATGCCAAGCACTTCAAAGGCGGCAAGCCGGAGCTGAAGGCGCTGGGCGACGTGCTGGGGACGGACATCACCGCCGACCAGCGCGACCAGGCCTGGGCCGCCCTGCAGGGCTGACCGGCATCATTGGCGCCATCACCATCAGCGACGCGACACGGGCGGCCTTCGGGCCGCCCGTCGCGTTTGGAGGCACGCCCGTGTTCTTCGATGACCTCAACGCCGCCTGCGTCGGCACCTTCGGTGAGCCGGCGGTGATCCGCCGGGCCGGCCGGTCCGATGCGACCGTCACCGGCATCTTCGACCGCCGGCATTACCAGGCGGACACCGACGACGGGCCGGTCTCCACCCTGATGACCTCGCTGGCCGTGGTCGACGCCGACCTGGGCGGACCGGTGCCCGCCGGCACCACCGTCGAGCTGCGCGGTCTGGCCTTCACGGTGTCCGAGCCGCGGCCGGACGGGCAGGGCATGACCGTCCTGCTGTTGCGGGAGGCGCGCTGATGCACCCCCGCACCCGGATCCGCAGCGTCATCGCCGTGGCGCTTGCCTCCGTCGCTCCCGTCACCGCCAACCGGGACGATCCGCTGCAGCCGGACGCGCTGCCCTGCATCGGCCTGTTCACACCCGACGAGGCGACGCAGGAAATCACCATGGGGAGCCGGCGCCAGATGCGGCGCATGGACCTCTATGTCGACGGCTACGTCCGCGCCGGCGCCGACCTGGACGACCAGCTCGACGCCATGGCGCTGCGCATCGAGCAGGCGATCGCCGGCGGCGGCCGCTTCGGCGGGGCGCTCGACCGCATCGAGCTGGTGCGCACCGTCACCGACCGCCTGACCAGCGGCGAGCTGAAGGCCGGGGTGACCCGCCTGCAGTTCGCCGTGACCTACCAGACGACGTTCGGCCAACCCGACGCCTGAGCCCTCCGGAGCTTCCGGAGCTTTCCCGGCCGCTCGAAGTTCGGGCGGCTTTTTCTTTGCCCGAAGGAGGGGCATTCCCATGAGCGGCAACGCTGTTCAGAGCGCCGGTACGCGGCTGTTCATTTCCACCACCGCCCTGTGCACCACCGAAGTGCAGTTCAAGGCGCTCGCCTGGACCGAGGTCGAAGAGATCCAGGACATCGGCGCGTTCGGCGAGACCTTCGAAAAGGTCACCTACAAGACGCTGGGCGACGGTGCGGTCCACAAGAAGAAGGGCACCGTCGATCACGGATCGGCCACGCTGAAGCTGGCCCGGGTGCCGACCGGCGCCGGCCAGACGGCGATCCGCGCCGCCGCCAAGAACCGCAAGGCGGCCTACAACATTAAGATCGAGTTCGACGACGCCCCCGACACCGGCACGCCGACCACGATCTACATGCGCGCCTACGTCATGTCCTACACCACCGAGATCGGCGGCAACGACAAGGTGATCGAGGCCAGTGTCGGCCTCGAAATCGACGCCGAACCGATCGAGGTGGCCGCCCACGCCCCGTAAGCGCCGGCGTCCTGTTGCCGGCAGCCCGCCCTGGCTGCCGGCCCCTTCCCCTGTCCAAAGCGAGATCCTGCCATGACCGCCCCCAGCACGGCGCCGCGCTTCGCGCACGGCGTGATGACCATCAGCCTCGACGGCGAAGACGTCGAGCTGTTCGCCAATGTCCGCGCCTCGCGCACCATCTGCCGCCTGTATGGCGGCCTGCAGCAGGCCTTCACCAACACCAACGCCTTCGACTTCGACACGCTGGTGAACGTCGTCAACGCCGCCGCCGGCCGCGTCGGCAAGCAGGCCGAGGCCACCGCCGAGGCGATCTTCGCCGAGGGTGTCGTCATCGTCGCACCGCAGGTGCTGCTGTTCCTGAATTTCCTCGCCGGCGGCGGCAAGGCGCCGAAGACGGAACCCGCCAAGCCCGCGAAGGGTGACACCGGCAACGAGGCCGCCGCATCGGGGGAAGCCGTCTGACCTTCTCGGAGTATGTGGAGCAGATGTTCCAGTACGCCACGGGCTGGCTGGGATGGTCGCGCAGCGAGGCGCTGGACGCCCCGTTCCCCGACATCCAGCTGGCCCTGGACGGGAAGGTCGATTTCCTCGCCGCCACCACACCGGGGGCCAAGCGCAAGATGCGCCGCAAGCCCAAGGACGTGACGGAGCTGAAGGATCGGGCGCGGGCCGTGTTCGGCCTGAAGCGCCCGGAACAGGGCAGGGGCGCCGGGTGACCGGCGCCCTTTTCGTTTCCGGAGACCGGCATGGCTGATTTCCCCGGCATGATGGTGCCGGTTGGCGCGGACGACTCTGGACTGCGGCGCGTGCTGTCGCAGGCGGAAGCCCGCGTCGACCAGTTCGCCGGCCGCGTCGACGGGTCCGTGCGTCGGGCTTCCTCCAGCTTCGACGCGCTGGGCGGTGCCGCCGGCCGCGTCGCCGGCGTGATCGCCGGCATCGGGCTGGCGCAAGGTGCTGGCGAGGCGATCAAGGCGGCCGACGCCTGGAGTCTGTCCGCCTCGAAAATCGCGCTTTATGCCGGTGCCGGCGAGAAGGCGGTGGCCGTCCAGGAACAGCTGTTCCAGGCCGCCCAGCGCGCCCGCTCGGCCATGGAGCCCACGGTCGGGCTCTACACCTCGCTTGCCGACGCTGCGCTGACCATGGGCAAGTCCCAGGGCGAGGTGATCCGGCTGACCGAGACCATCTCCAAGACCTTCAAGATCTCGGGCACCGAGGCCGGCACCGCCGCCGGTGCGCTGGTCCAGCTGTCGCAGGCGATGGCCAGCGGCGTGTTGCGCGGCGACGAGTTCAATTCGGTGATGGAGGCCTCGCCGCGGCTGGCCAAGGCCCTGGCCGACGGGCTGGGCGTGCCGCGGGGCGCGCTGAAGTCGCTGGCCGAGCAGGGGGCGCTGACCGCCGACAAGGTGGTGACCGCGCTGCTGAAGCAGGGCACCGCCATCGACACCGAGTTCGGCCACATGGCGACCACGGTGTCGGACAGCCTGACGGTGCTGGCCAACACCGCCCAGCGCCAGATCGGCCACATGAACCAGGCGGTGGGGCTGACCGCCGGCATTTCCTCCGGCATCCTGGTGCTGGCCGACAATCTCGATGCGGTGACCAAGGCCGCCGGCGGCGCCGCTCTGGCGATGGGTGCCATCGCCGCGGCGCGCATGATGCCGACCGGCATTGCCGCGGTGACCCAGGCGATCGACGACCAGCGCGTCGCGCTCTACGCCAAGGCGGTGGCCACGGCCGAGGCGGCCAATGCGGAGAAGCTGGCGGCGGCGCAGGATCTGATCCGCACGCAGACCGCGCGGGCGGCCACGGTTGCGACGGTGCAGGCGGCCGAGGCGGAGTTCGCGGCCAAGTCCGCCGCCGCCGGCAGCGCGGCAACCACGCTGGCATCGGCAGAGTCGGCGCTGACGTCGGCCCGGGCCAAGACGGCACTCACCACCAACGTCTATGTACTGGCCAAGGCGCTTGCGACGGAGCGCGACGCCGAGGCCACCGTGGTGATGGCGCGCGAGGCGTCGATCGCAGCCGACGCGGAAAAGATGGCCTCGCTCGCCCGGCTGCGCGCTGCCCAGCTCGCCACCGCGGCGGCCGGCGAGGCCGTGGTGGCGGCCGACGCCCACCTCACCACGATGGCGGTGAGCGCCAACGCCGCGAGCCTCGCCCTGGCGCAGCGCGCTTCGCTGCTGACCGCGGCCTGGAACGGGGTGAAGGCCGCCGGCGCCGGCATGCTCGGGGTGGTCGGCGGGCCTTGGGGAGCGGCGCTGCTGGCCGGTGCTGCGGCGGTGGCGGTCTTCGCCACCCGCACCACGGCGGCCGAAGCGGCGGCCGACAGCTTCGAGCAGGCGCAGCGCGCCGCCCAGGACGCGGTGAAGGACTCGGCCGCGGACGTCGAGCAGCTGGCCACCCAGTACGGGCGCCTGTCCGACAGCATGCGGGCGGTCACCCGCATCAAGTTGGGCGAGGCCCTGGCCGAGCAGGCCAAGGCGATCACCGCCCAGCGCACCGCCGCATCGGCAGCGGTCTACCGCCCGGATTCAGTGGCACGGCCGGTGTCGGGCGACTGGAACCTGTCCACCGATACCGCCAGCTCGGCCCGCGTCTATGAACAGATGGGGCTGGCGGCCGACCAAGTGGACCGCCTGCGCGTCGCCTTCCAGGCCTTCCGCGCGGCGGCGACCGACGATCCGGAAGCGATCGCCGACCTGGTGCGGGTGCTGGACGAGGTTGGGCGGAACGCCGGCGCCGCCGGCAAGCCGCTGCTGGATCTGGCGCAGCGTCTGGCCGATCCGGCGACCAAGGCGGAAGCCGCCGCCAAGACGTCCAAGGAGCTGGCCGCCCGGCTGGCGCTGCTGAACGACCCAGCCGACGAGGCGGCCAAGGCGGTGCTCGCCGCCGGCCAGACCGCCGACACCGCCGCCTCGCGCTTTGCCGGGCTGGGTTCGGCCGTGGGCGGCGTGGCCACCAAGCTGGCCGAGTTGAGCGGCAAAAACTGGACCCTCTCGCTGCCCGAAGGGCTGGAGCGGCGGGTCGGGGAGATGGTCGGGCCGCCGCCCGAGCAGAAAACCCCCGTCGTCACCGGCCTTCAGGATCGCGGCCGGTCCTCCGACGACACCGCCTATCAGACCTGGGACGCCCAGCGCGACGTCGTGCGCGGCCGGCTGAAGAGCCAGATCGTCCCGGCGGAGTCGGCGGAAGCGGTGCGGCTGCTGACGCTGGAGGCCGACGCCACCGAAAAGCTGGCCCGGGCGCGGGCATCGGGCAATCCGGCGACGATCAAGGCGGCCGAGGTCGAGGTGGAGGTGGCCAAGCGGCTGCGCGAGGGCCTCGACCCGGCGCAGGAGGGCAGCACCCGCACCCAGCTGCTGCGCAAGGCGCGGGCCGAGCTGGCCGGCGAGGTCGGGGCGCAGGTCACCCAGCTCACCATCGACGTCGCCGCCCAGCAGCGGCTGACCGCTGCCGCCGGCAAGGGCGAGGCCGCCCAGCGCGCGGCGGCGGCGGCCAACCGCGTGGCGGCGGCCGGGCTGAAGGGCTACGGCGATGCCGCCGCCGCGGCCGAGGCGCGGGTGGAGGCGCTGACCGTCCAGCAGCTGCGCAAGGACGCCGACCAGCCGATCCAGGACCGCATCCGGTCTGCCCGGGCGCTGATGGACGCCTACGAGCAAGGCCCCAAGGCGGTCAAGGCGGCCGAGGTGGCCGAGCAGGCGCACACGCTGGCGCTGAAGGAAGGCGAGGAAGGCACCCAGCGCTACACCGAGGCCAAGGCCCATTACATCGAGCTGCTGACCCAGGCGCAGCAGCTGGAGTCGGCCGCGGCGGCCGGGCCGATGCTTCAGCAGCAGCGCGACCAGTTGGAGCTGGGGCAGAAGCAACTGCAGCTGATCGGCGCGTCGGCCGAACAGCGCGCGGTGGAGCTGGCCCGCACCCAGGCGCTGATCGACCTGCGCGAGCACAACATCGACGCGGCCAGCCGGGAAGGGCAGGCCTATCTGGCCAACGCCGAAGCGCTCGCCCGGCAGAACCTGGCGCTGGAGCGGACCAGCGCCGCCTACCAGGAGCTGGAGCAGTTCGGCGATCGCAGCTTCGATGCCATCCTGCAGAAGCTGTCCGCCGCCGGCAAGTCGACCATGTCGTGGGCCGACGCCATCGGCACTGTCAGCGTTGAGTTGCAGCAACTCGCGCTGAAGATGGCGCTCATCAACCCGGTCAAGAACGCGGTGCTGGGAACCAACCTGCCCAGCCTCTTCGACCTGTTCGGCGGCAACGGCGGGCAAACGGGACAGGCAGGGCAGAGCGGTGGTATCGGCGGCAGCCTGACCAACACCGCGTTGTCGAAGGGCGCTGGCTGGGCTCTCGACAAGGTCATCCCAGGCGGTTTGTCGGCCTCTATCGATAGCTGGGGCTACAGCACCCTTGGCATCGGCACGCAGCTGACCTCGACCACGACGCAGATGGCCTCGACTGCCGGCGGGCTGGCATCGTCGGCACAGGGCATTGGCGTGGCCTCTGTTCCAGGCGGTGTGGGCAACGTCGCCACCAAGGCGGCCACCTCCACCTCCACCCAGGCCGGCGGCATCAGCGGCGGCCTGTCGGGGTATATGGGCGCCGCCGGCGCCGGCGCGATCGGCGGCACCATCGGCGGCTATCTGGGCACCGCCACCAACAGCAAGGCGGTGGGTGGCTTGTCCGGCGCGGCGCTGGGTGGCGGGGCCGCCTATCTTGCGTCTGCCATGGAGCTTGGGGCCATCGGCGGTCCGTGGGGAATCGCAATCGGCGCGATTGTCGGCGGCATCCTGGGCATGCTGGGCACGCAGAAGGCGACTGTCGGCCCCAACAGCTCCGGCAACATCGTCCTGAATGGCAAGGGCGGGTTCCGCACCGACGTGGCGTTGGCGGATAACGGCGCCGACGCCGGTCAGATGCAGGCCGTAACGGATGCGGTCGCGACGTCGATGAACGCCATCGTTGGCGGGATCGGCGGCAAGCTGACCGGTGGCGACGGCGCCAACACGGCGCTCATCCAGCATTTCGCCAAGGACGGCAAGTGGTACGTCACCCCGACCGTGGGAGAGAAGGCCGGACAGAAGACCGCGTTCACCGACCAGAACGAGGCCATCGCCTTCTACATGCGCGAGAGCCTGAAGGGTCTGATCGGCACCGGCCAGCTGACCGGCGCCAACGACGACGTCAAGACGGCGCTGACCACGTCCAAGGCGACCAAGGCCGAGGATCTGGCCACCGACCTGGGCTTCGCCGCCGG